CACTTGAAAGAACTCGTGGGTCAGAAACTCGTCGTACAGACTTGCAAAGAGAGTCCTTCCGTCGCTATAAAGAGAATAGAGATTATCAACAAGCAAGAGGATCTGCTCGCGTATGACCGAATGGCTAAAGAAGCTAACCGCAAAAGATCGGGAAGCTTTTCTAGCCTTTTGTAAAAAAACGAAGAGTCCAATTCAAGTGTATTTGTATGCTCGATTTCTCGGGTTTGCAGGTACGATTGTCCAATGTGACAAGTGGGCTCAGAGAAAATACAAAAGGCGTAACTTCAATGAGGTATTGGAAACCGAAATTGATTCAATGCAAGTAGATATCTCTAATTTGAGAGATGGTATTCAGATGGGAATGGTTAAACAAGACATGGGTACTGCCAGAATTGCAATGCTTCAAAAAGAACTAAGAGGAACGATTAAACAGTTAAGTGATGAACGAGTATTACTTGATAAACAAGGATTAATTCTTGCTGGGGCAGATAGAGCTTTGAGGGAGATGTTGTCTATATTTAGAGATGATCCTATTGAAGGGCCATTACAGGAAGCATCAATGGGAGTCTGGACAAAGATTTTACAAGAAGAATCTTAAAAATAACTACGCTATGCTACGCCCATGGCAGGTACAAGTATTTATAGCGTCTATAGGCGCACTGCGAGAGCCGCTGCTAAACAACAGGTAGTTAAAAAGACCTCAGTTGTTGATGTTGATCGTGCTCGTGAAGATTTTGCATATTTCTGTGATGTCGTAGGTAATAAACCACCTGCGCCACATCATAAACAATGGCATAAATATCTATGTACGGGAGAAAGTAGTGGTTGTTTGGTAGGAATAGCCGGACCAAATATTGATATTCTTGCACCTCGTGGTTCTGCTAAATCAACTGTTCTTGGTTTATTCACTGCTTGGTCAATTGGTGTGCATGCTTTAAAGCGTATGCCTTTGAAAATTTTATATATTTCGTATACGGTTGATGTTGCTAGACCTAAAAGTGCTGCTATTAAAAGAATTATTGAAGAGAATAAGATATATAAAGAAATTTTTCCTACAGTAAAAATTGCTAAAGGAATAAACTCTAATGAATACTGGAGTATTGACTGGAAATTTGCAGGAATTAAATCAACAGGTGAAGAAGAATTTAGTGTATGCTGCGCTGGTTTAAAAGGTGCTGTTACTTCAAAACGTTCACATCTATGTATTATTGATGACGCTATAAAAAGTGCCGATGATATAAAGAATAGGGACATTCGCCAAGCGATGGAGGATAACTGGAATGCTGTTATTGTTCCGACGATGTTTGAAGGCGGTAGAGCAGTTTGTCTCGGAACGCGTTTCCGACATGATGATATTCATAACAGCACTTTCACTCCTGCGAATGATTGGGTGCAGATTATTCAGTCTGCTATTACAGTGGATAAGAACGGAGACGAGATCTCTTATTGGCCGGATATGTGGTCTTTGGACTACCTTCGTGATAGAAGGAGACAAGCTCCGGTTGCGTACAGCTTTCAGTATCAGAATCAAATTGTTCAAACTAGTGAACTGTCTCTTTCACCTGATTTAATTGTTAAAGGAACTATTGCTACTCAATTTGATGCAATGGGAGTAGGAGTTGATTTATCTGCTGGTGTTCGAGAACAGAATGATTTTACAGTTTTTGTAATGGGTGGAAGGATTGGAAACAAGATTCACATTATTGATTGTAAAAGACTAAGAATCATGGGGAACTTAGAGAAGTTAGAAAGTCTCATGGAAATGATGGAGGAATGGGGTGTTATTCATGGAGAAGGAAAGAATTATTTTGCCACTGGTAATTCTATTCATATATGGTCAGAAGCTGTTGCATATCAGGCTTCTTTAGAGGCTGACTTTAAACGTATTTGTCAGGGTGAACATGGTCTTTACAATATGATTTGGCATGCAGTCAAAGGATTTCGCGGGGACAAAGTTGCAAGGTTTAGGGGGATTATGGGTCTGTTTGAACAGCGAAGAATTATCTTTAACAAGTATAGAAAATTCACGCATCTGAAAGATGAGATAGTCAATTTTGGAGTTAGTTCTCATGATGATTGTGTCGATGCATTGGTATGGCTATGCAATGGATTAATGACCAAAGGAAAACTAGAGTTAGAGTATTGACGATTTAAACTGGAAAGACAACCCCCAATGTCAAACAGCTATTACAACTTAGAGATTGAACAGGATGCTTATGGTTCTGTCGTTATTCCCCTTCCCGATGAACTCTGTCACGATATGGCGCTACAGCCTAGTGAACGATTCGATGTTGAAGTTGAAGATGACGTAATCACTCTCAAACGTTTACACGCTGGTTACACCATTGATCAATAGACAATTCGTAAAAACTCATGAGTGATACTGCTGTTAAATCAGAACTCGATACTATTATCAAGGCGGTAGTAAATCGAGATGGTAGTGGATCGGCAGATACGATGCTGGTTAATGCTCATCTATCCCAGATGAAAATGTTTGGGATACGCCAAGGCGTAGAATTTTACCCAGATCAGGATAACTTCGGAACACAGAGATTTGATTTTATTCAACAAGTTATAAAGTTCAATAAATTAGATGCTCGTCTTGATGCAATTTGGGATAGATTTTTAGCTTATGGAAAAGGTCTTTTCTATATTCGTCCGACGCAGAAAACTTATCGTCTTTATTGGTTTGATAAAGATTCTTACCGTACTTATTATTCTCCAGAAGGTGATCTAGAAGAAGTAATCATTATTTATCCTTATAAAGTTAAAGCTTCTAAAGGATTTAAAGGTGCAGGATTGAATACAGATAAGCGTTATATGCGTTTACGTATTACTCCTGAGGAGATTGAAGAATTCCATAGTGAACAAAAGATCACTTTTGATAATGAAAATATGGATTATGCCACCTTTGATAAGAAGGTGCATGAGAACAGTATGGAATTTATTCCATGTGTTGAGGTTTTTAATAATCCAGACGCATTTGGTACTGATGGGGCAGGTGAATTCGAATGGTTATCCAGTCAGATAATTGCTCATGATGAGATGGTGAAGAATATTCGTGCAAACTTATCATTCTTTGGAAATCCAACTTTACTTTCATCTCGTCCTAAGCAAGATATTGTTGAGCAGAATTCTGATGATACAGCTCAGAGACCGAGTATATCTAGTCAATCTGGATTCCAATCTAACTTTGATCTTTCAAGTTCTACATTTAAACAGGATCCTTCCACTCGTCAGCAACCTGGATACATAGGTAAACCAGGTAGTGGTTATCGGGTACCTAGAGTCATTGCAAACTTGGAACCAACAGACAGAGTAGGTTTTATTACTCCTAATGCTGTTGGAACTGATCAGGCTCGTTATGCGGAGCAATTAAGAAGTGAGATACGTCTTGCTCTAGGTGGTATTGATGATTTAAGTATTACAAACGTTACTGCTACTGAAATTAAATCTGCTTATGGTCGTGTAAGTGCTACGGCTAAGAAAAAATGCCTACAACTTTATACCTATGGTGTTTGTAAGTGTTTTGAATTAATGCTTTTCCAAGAAGAGCAAATTTTCCGTAAATCACTTGCTTATAATTCGGGGATTAAATATCCAATTCCTCCAGAAGATCCAGATGATGAAGTAGCTTATGAGAAATATATAAAGCAGAAAGATAGATATGAAGTCAAATTACAGAAGGCGATTGACCAGGCAGTAGAAACAAAGGAGATTCCAGATGGCGTTGTAGGACTAGCTCCTGACGGTGATAGGACTGTAAGTTGGCGTTGGATGGGACCTGTTTATGAGGATACTGCTCAAGATAAATTGAACCAATCTATCTTCACTCGAAACCTTCAAGAATTGGGTGTTGATAGTATAGAAGCACTGAAGTACTTATTTCCATCCAAAACTGATGACGAGATTGCAGGGATGTTATCTGGTTATCCGTTTAGAATGGTAGGTGAGCTACAAAGGTCATATTCTCAACTTATTGACTTAGTCAATCAAGAGATGAGAACACCACATCCACAGCAACCGAATTTACCGATGGCTGCGGATCCGAGACTCGATCTCACCCCATTTTTATATAGAACACTCGAATCACTACAGAAGGAAGTAACTTATGCAGGACGCTACCGTAGCGCCGACCCAATCGGCACCCCAAGTATCCCAGACCCAGCCGACCAGCTACGTGGCTCCAGCAGCCCAGTCGGCAGCCCAGGCACCCGTGGTGGGAACGTCTCCCCAATGGGTGGCGACCTCCCAGCCGATGGCGGCACCGGTAGGACAAGCGCCAGCGCAGACGGCGGTACCTTACCAGAATTCAGCCCCTACAGCGTACAACCCCCAGGTATCCCAGGCGCCCCAACAGCAGGACAATCCTTACAAGGAGGCGTTCAGCAAGGTGGTGGGACTCCTGAGTTCACCAGTCCAATTCCCGTTCCAGGGTCAACAGTCGCCTCAGACGCAAGCAATAGACCCGGCCAATTACGGTTCCCAACAAACGACCCAATTCGCCAATCAGGGTCTTCAGACCTCTATGCCTGGGATCAACAACAACCCGGCATACTCGGACAGTTATTCCCAAACCTCAGCGGACAACCTGGAGATAACAGAAGGCCAGCTCCTAAACAACGGAGTTAGTCCTGAAAGTATTCAGGTAATTGACCATTTCGGTCCTGACACTGCTGGTATCCTTAATCAGTACTCCTGTGAGTTAGAGGATGCAGTACAAGCTACTAATGGTCAGTTAAACGAAGCCGCTGGATTACTTCAAGAGCTATCTGCTGAGCATAAAGTTTACGAGAAGATATTGACAGATCCAGATATTCTTGCTGATTACACTTGTGAGTTCTTTGGTGCAAATGGTCCTTATCCTGTTCCACAGGGTCAAGCAGCTCCACAAGGACAAGCAGTGGGTCAACAGTACGCTAATGCTCC